CTACAGATCCTTTTGCTATAAGCGACATCATGTCATATATCCTATGAAGCATAATATAGTTGACCATAGGCAAATTGTCTTCTAGGTCATTTGAATTTTTATTATTCAGGTCTTCCTGCATCTTTCCACCAAATTTCTCTACCCATTGCGTCAGTTACCTGCATCGGAACAGACTCATTTTCTAAATTACAAATACAATTTTTATCACACATTTTTATCTACCTCTTTAACAATTTTTTGATATGTAGATAAGCCAAGTAATTTTTTATAATCGCACTCAATGCAATATAAGTATATCTCGTCTAAAAGACTCTGATTACAAAAAAGAATGGACTGGTCTACTGGGCATAAAAGCTTTTCAACCAATCCATCTTCTGACATGGAGATGTAAGTTGATACGTATTGTATCCTCATCCCATCTCCTTTACTTTGTCGGAAATTTTAAATAAAATTCCTTAGCTCTTGGGGTCATACCCTTCCAAGCTGACCAATCAATACCGCCATCAGTCATGTAGTACGTTATCTCTGCGTTTGTTACTGGGTCGAATAACTCTTTGTTACTCTGCAGATCAAATTTCTCAAGTCTTGTAGGACCAAGATTTCCGATCATATTTATCTGAAATAATCCGTAAGAACTATCTCCTGTATTCCTATTCCCGTTATATGCAAGCGGTCTTCCATTAGATTCACGCTTTGCTATGGACCAAGCTTTTTTAAGGCCTACTCCTTCGAATCCTACAGTCTCAAGTAATACTTTCAACTCTTCGTCTGTAAGCATTTCAGATGGTTTGTAAATTTCTTTACTAAAACTATCTAAAACTTCTTGCTTTAATTGGGCTTCAGTTTTCACTAAAGGTGCTACTACAGGTAAAGCGTTTGCTGAGTTACCAAACAAAAATAACATTGTTACTGCTATTATTGTCCAGTCACGAACCAAATCGCTAAACTGTTGCTTTATATTCTCCATTGGCATTTCCTCCTATAGAGATAACGAACTCTAAGAGTATCATTAAATACAAACAACTGTCAAGTTAGTTGACTAAAACACTATCTCACATAATGATATTATTAAAAATATTTTTAGCCCCTAGACCATTAAATAAAAGTTTGATACACTAGGACTTCACTTAAAATTAGCACCGCAAGGCGGAGAAAAGGTCGTATAGTAAATGTCACAAACTATTGAAAATCCTTATGAAAACTTTATTGCTCTATCTAGATATGCAAAATGGGTAGAAACAGAAGGTCGTAGAGAAACATGGGGAGAAACAGTAGATAGATATTTTACATTTATGACTAATCATTTAAAGACAAACCATAATTATATTCCAAATGAAAAGCTTGTTGCGGAATTAAAAGAGTTTGTTTTTGAACGAAATGTAATGCCATCCATGAGATCAGTAATGACTTCAGGAGCTGCTTTAGAAAGAGATAATGTTGCTGGATATAACTGTGCTTTTCTCCCAGTTGATTCCCCTCGCTCATTTGATGAAACAATGTATGTGCTTATGTGTGGAACTGGTGTTGGATTCTCAGTTGAATACAAGTACATCAATAAACTTCCAGCAGTACCAGAAAAACTTGAAAAATCAGATACTGTAATTGTTGTCGAAGATTCAAAACAAGGTTGGGCTAAAGCTTACCGTGAATTACTTGCGTTACTATGGACTGGACATATCCCAGCGATTGATGTTTCTAAAGTTAGACCCGCTGGAGCAAGACTTAAGACAATGGGCGGAAGATCTTCTGGACCACAACCACTTATAAATCTTTTTGATTTTACAATTGCAAAATTTAAAAATGCGGCAGGAAGAAATCTTAAGCCAATTGAATGTCACGACATAATGTGTAAAATTGGTGAAGTCGTTGTTGTTGGCGGTGTAAGACGATCAGCAATGATTTCTCTTTCTAATATTAACGATATTGAAATGGCGCAAGCTAAGTCTGGAAACTGGTGGGAGCAAAGCCCACAACGTGCATTATCAAATAACTCTGTTGCATACTCACGCAAGCCAGAGATGGAGCAATTTATTGCAGAATGGAAATCTCTTTATGATTCAAAATCGGGAGAACGAGGTATATACAATGTGGCCGCAGCTCAAGCCCAGGCAGCCAAGTTTGGAAGAAGAGATCCAGATATACACTACGGAACTAACCCGTGCTCAGAAATTATTTTACGTCCTTATCAGTTTTGTAACCTTTCAGAAGTCGTATTACGTGAAAATGACACAAAGAAAGATATTGAACGCAAGGTTGAACTTGCTACAATTCTTGGTACCTGGCAATCAACACTAACAGACTTTAAGTATCTTCGTAAAATATGGAAAGACAACACTGAAGAAGAAAGACTGCTTGGGGTATCGTTAACTGGACAGTTCGGGCACAAATTTATGTCTGGCAAAGAAGATCTAGTAATGCTTGAGTCATTCTTAATGACAATGCGTGAAAGAGCAAGAGAAGTTAATAGAGAAGAGGCTGGGAAAATTGGGATTCCTGAGTCTGCCGCCATTACTTGCGTAAAACCTTCTGGAACAGTATCTCAATTGGTCGGGGTATCTTCAGGAATGCATCCATGGCATTCACCGTATTACATCCGCACAGTTCGTGGCTCAAAAGGAGATCCTATCTCTACATTTCTAAAGGAAGTTGGAATTCCAGTAGAAGATGACGTAATGAAGCCAAACGACACTTATGTATTTTCATTTCCTGTAAAAGCACCAGAAGGTGCAATTGTTAGAAATGATTTAACAGCTATTCAGCACTTAGATATATGGCTAGTCTATCAACGTGCTTGGTGCGAGCATAAGCCATCTATTACTGTTTCTGTAAAAGAAGAAGAGTGGATGGAAGTCGGTGCTTGGGTATACAAGAATTTTGATGAGGTTTCTGGAATTTCATTCCTACCTCACTCAGATCACACATACAAGCAGGCGCCATATCAAGAGGTTTCAAAAGAAGAATATGAAAACCTTTTGGGGAAAATGCCAAAGAGCATTCGCTGGGAAGACCTTTCATTTTATGAGACAGAAGATGGAACTTCACCCTCTGCCACCCTTGCCTGCAGCTCAGACGGTAATTGCGAGCTTGTAGATATTTCAGCATAGTGGTAGAATTATAGTATTCGGCCAAGGCCGAAAATTCCAAGGGTAAATTGCCCACAAGGAGATAATAAAATGGCTAAATTTGCAAAAGCAGATTTAAACAAAGATGGAAAGGTAACTATGCAAGAACAGATACTAGCAGCATTAGCAAGCTACGGAAGAGCATTTCTTTCAGCAGCACTAGCGCTATATATGACAGGCAATACAAATCCTAGAGATTTATTGCTCGGCGGAGTTGCAGCAGTCGCACCCGTAATTTTAAAGGCATTAAATCCAAACGATAAGAATTTTGGATTTGTTAACAAAGCCTAAGTTGTAGTTGATTGGGAAGGTCCTTATGCTAAAATTGGCATAAGGGCTTTTCTAATTTAGGGGTAAATGTGGCAGCGCAAAAGAATTTTGAAGTTGATCAAAATACAACGTTTACGTTTGAGGTTCAATACCTAGACGAAGATCAAACACCTATTCAGCTTCATAACCACACAGCAAAACTTCAAGTTAGAGATACTCAAGGCGGAAAAAAGCTAGCGTTTACATTAACAGAGCAAGACGGACTTACAATAAGTTCAGTAGAAGGCAAGATAAAAATATCAATATCTGCAGATAGAACAAATAAAATGTTTTTTCCAAAATCCGCATATGACCTAGTTTTAGTTGATCCAAGTGTAAACAAAACAAGATTGCTAGAAGGTTATATGACATTAAATAGGGCGGTAACCGTATAATGGCTACAAGACTGATAGTTACAGAGAATAACCCTCTTGTTGTTGTAAGGTCTTCTGGCGCCCCTGGAAGAACAATAATAAGTGGAGGCGGAAATCCAGACAATACGTTGGGAGTCCCAGGAGATTTTTATTTTGATACAAACACAACAAGGTTTTGGGGTCCAAAGGCTTTAACAAATACTTGGAATATAAATAATAGCTTCATATTGGATAAGCAAATTTCTTTGACCTATCCATGGGAAATGGCACAAATAGTCGGCCCAGTTAATGGCATATATTCAGTTCAGATAAATCATAATCTTGGGTTCAACCCAAATGTAACCGTGAAATCTAGTGCTGGAGACATATTAGAAACTGGAATAGACTATAATAGTATTAATCAAATAACACTGACTATGGCGCAACCGTTTTCAGGGACAGCATATCTGTCATAAGGGAGAAAGAAAATGGCAAAAAAGTTTTTAGTTAGCATTGATCTCAATAAGAATGAGCTTTTAAATGCTAGAATCCAGAATTTAGGCTCAGCCCCATCAAACCCAGTAATTGGTCAAATTTACTATAACAGTGGCGACAATGTTATGTACTACTACAATGGACTAGCATCACCAAATGGTCCATGGCAGTCAATGAGTGGTTCGCAAGAAGTAATTCAAGATGCAATTGGCGCATCTATTGAAGGCGGAGTTGGCTTAACAAAAACGTACGTTGATTCTACAGGAATCACAACAATAGATTTAGACAACACAGCAGTAACAACTGGTTCATATGGATCACAAACAAAAATACCAACATTCACAGTAGATCAGCAAGGTAGACTAACTGCAGCTGGTGAAGTTGATGTAGCGACAGAGCTTGCAATAACTGGAGATGCTGGAAGCACATCTATTTCATTACTTACAGAAGGATTAACTGTAAGTGGTGGAGAAGGAATTGATGTTGCCGTAACAAATAATGCAATAACAATTTCAGCAGAAGACGCCTCAACAACAAATAAAGGCGTAGCTTCATTTGATGCAGCAGACTTTAATGTAAATGCTGGCGTAGTATCTGTAAAAGATATTAATTTAGATTCACAAACAACTGGCGACTATGTAGCAACTATTGTAGGAACAGCAAATGAAATTACTGTTTCTCCAAACAGCGGACACAACGCAGCCGTAACCGTAGGTTTGCCAGACAACGTAGAGATTGCTGGTAATTTACAAGTTGGCGGAAACCTAAATGTTATTGGAACTGTTAACTCTGTAAACACTACGCAGATTAATATTGAAGATAATAAGGTAAAGCTAAATAGTAATTTTGCTGGCACCCCAACAACAGACGCAGGAATAACAGTAGAGCGTGGACTAGAGACAGACGTAGAAATTCTATGGAATGAAACATCTGATACATGGACATTAACTAATAATGGAACAGCCTACCATGCAATTGCTAGAAAGTATGCAGAAACACTTGGTGCATCTGCCACATCCTATACAATAACACACAACTTAGGCACAGCCGATGTAACAGTTCAAATATTTGAAGCGGCATCCCCATTTGCACAAGTCGAAGCTGATGTAAAAAGAACTAGCTCAAATACAGTAACAGTAGACTTTGCAATAGCCCCGTCAGCTGGAGAATATAAAGTAGTAGTTGTAGGATAATAAAATGTCCAGACAAATGAAGGTTGCACTTAATCTTCTTACTTCTATGGAGAATCCTGATATAGCCACAGTTGGAGATATTTATTTTAACGTAGTAAGCAAGAATTTAAGAATATATAATGGTATTGTCTGGGTAGAACTAACCCCTCCCAGCACAGATCCAACACCATTTTACATGCACACCCATACATTTGATGGAAATGTTCATACAATTGATGTTCAGAATAAGATTACATTCAAGGAAACAAATACTTCTGATTCTCCCAATCTAGTATTGCCGCTTGTAGTCGGATACGATGGACAAAGTCCTTCAATATCAAACCAAGGCGGAACATTTGAAAACCAAACATTGCTTGATGGAGGAAACCCAGAAGGCAGTGTTATAGAAGTACAAGACGAAGTTCTAGAAGGAGGAAGTTCTGCAGACAACGATGGTATAATTGTTGATGCAGGAGGTTCATAAAATGGCATCATTAAGAATACAACTTAGAAGAGACACAGCAGCAAACTGGGTGTCCAACAACCCAATACTATTATCAGGTGAACTTGGAATTGAAACAGATACCCTTAAGTTTAAAATTGGTAATGGTTCAAGATGGAATGCTACAACCTCCTATGCATTAAAGGCTGGAGAGGCTAATGGCCTTGCTACGCTTAATTCCCTTGGTAAAATACCAACATCACAATTACCAGACTCAATGTCTGTTTCAGCAGATCTTGCAGCGGCAATTGCCGCTCTAACAACTAATTCTATTGCAGAAGGATCTACTAATAAATATTTTACTAATCAAAGAGCAATTGATGCAGTATCTTTAGCAATATCTTCTGCAATTGCAACTGAGTCAATAAATAGAAATACAGCAATCGCTACAGCCAAATCAGAAGCAATCAGTACAGCAGCCACTGACGCAACTAATAAATCCGCTACAGCCAAATCAGAAGCAATAGTAGCAGCCGCAGCCGCAGCAGATACAAAAGATACAGTTTCAGCAGCAGCTGCAGTATCTTCGGCTAATTCTTATACAGATACTAAGGTTGCAGCAGAAACTTCAAATAGAAATAACGCAATTAATACTGCAATATCAACTGAAATTACAAATAGAAATACTGCAATCAATGCAGCAGTTTCTGCAATACCAGGCGGTAGTTCCTCAACTATAACACTCGGAACAGTCTCTACGGGAAATCCAGGGACATCTGTCTCTATTACAAATACTGGAACAGCTACTGCCCCACTATTTAATTTTACAATTCCTCGTGGAGATGTTGGTCCACAAGGATTAAAGGGCGATACAGGAGCCGCAGGAGCCGCAGGCACTATTGGTCTTACTGGGCCAGCAGGAGAAAATGGTCCACAAGGATTAAAGGGCGATACAGGAGCCGCAGGAGC